TCCCGCGAGGCTTATAAAAACCAAGACACCGTGTAAAAATCACGATGCCTCAGTCGAATGGTATTAGTAAAAAATCATGATAAGATCTTCAAACTTTTCAGTACATGCTTTCTCTTGCAACCAAATTGCCCTTTCGTAAAATGCATCTGCTTCCGTGGCATGTCGTGTTGTTGCCCAAGCATATGGCCATTCATACGGGCGGGTAATAATCCACGCACATACGAGTAGCACAAATACCGGCAATTTCAGCAGCCAAGCAAACCATTTCCTACTCAGCAAAATATATGTGCTGAGAGTTACAAACTGTACTATTTTTACTTCGATTTTATCAAATATAGTCATTTTTGACCAACTCCTTTCATTAAAGGAATTGTAAAAAACGCGAAAAAATAATAGCGATTGTAAATATTACGTTCGCTACAGCTAAAACGATTCAGCTAACCGGATGCCTCCGACTGGTTAATTACACATTCTGTTAACCCACAGCGACATGTCACACGCTGTACGCGCCTTAGAAACCTCACGATTTCCCTTGTCCTTTCTTCCCTATATCTATCATTTTAGATATAAGTAGTTCTGCTTCTTCTTTTCATTATAGTAATTGTATATTCCGCGAGGGCAAAAATAAGAGGGATTGTTTTACCAGCTTCCAACTGGTGTCTCCCGCCGAAACGGGCGGTCTACGATTAATCCTATTCTGTGGGTACTCCCACTTCAATCTCTCTCATTAAAGGAATTGTAAAATGCGCGAAAAACCAAGACACCGCGTAAATATCACGATGCCTTAGTCGTAAGCGGTTTATTTCTTCAAAACCTTCATAGCTTTTAAGATGTCGTATACTGGTGTTCCGTTTCGTCTGGCTTCATCGACTCTACTACGCTCAAGATTAGTTAAACGCCGTTTCAGATCCCAGTGCAGTCCGCTAGACGGATCATAATAAGTATGGTCAATTCTATCTCGTTCAATCTGTGCATTTGTCGGATTAAGCTTCCGATACATTTTTGTACCGACAATCTTAACCCCAGCAATTGCAACAGCTGTCGTGATAGCCGCAACTTCTTTTTTATGTTCCTTAGCCCACTCTCCTGTTTTTCTGAATGCTTCTTTGGCGTTATACTTTATCCGTTCTCCTTTAGAGTCAAATTCTCTAACCAGTTCTCCGTCAACAAAATATACTCTCATGTTAAAACCTCCAAAAATATTTGATAGCGTTTCCGCTTCATTATAGGCGTTGTAAAAATAGCGATAAACGGCAAAACAAAAGAGCCCGTGTAAATATCACGAACCCTTTCGCTAAACCATTTCTTTTTGCGACAAAACGAGGTTTATTTACTTTCTCATCTTCAAGAACTGCATTGCTTTGGAGTTAACAACACCGTCGCTTTCAGCGAACACAATCAAAAATGTGCATCCAATCTGAACGGCTCCTCCAACGCAGGCTGCGATGAATTCCCAGGGAATCTCCTTAGGCTGTTTCTTCTTCGATTCCTCGATATCAATAACCACCTTATTGAGTTTCTCTAGGTTTTCAACGCCCTGCTTGAATTCATCGCTATCAATCGAATGATATCTCAGATCTTCAAGTGCTTCGCTTCTTGCTTCACGGAATTCTTTCACCTCCAAATCCTGTTTCTTGCTGAAGATTTTAAGTTTTTTAATCTCCATTTCACAGACCTCCTTTCCATGGTCTCATTATAGCCATTGTAAATATCACGAATTACAGGTCGATATACTCCTTAAAAAGAAGCCACATCTGCTCTGTAATCTGGATTTTACGGCGATGATACTTGAGCGTTTTCCCAAATATCTTAATTTCAGACCAAGCGAATACCCACAGGCATCCACCATCAATTCCGACCTCCATTAAATGTTTTGCCATTGTTTATGCCTCCTTATTAATAAACCGGAACTATTCCAATTCCAGTAAGATTAGCCGCATTGCAGTCTTCGCAAATCACTACCGATGTTGGCCCACTGACCATTCTCAAATGATACACTTTGTTAGTCGCTGTGTCGAAGCACGTAATAATCGAGTCGTTTTCAAAAGTCATACCAATAACATTGTAGCCATCGGTCGGCTTAGCCACCGTAGTACCCGCGGAGCACGAAACATTTTTCAATGAAACCCCAACTCTGCCTTGTCCATTCGGCAATCCGGTGAAAACGACTTTTCCAGAACCGCCAGATTCTTCAGTTGCTTGGAATACATTGGTACATCTCTGTCCTGTTTCTTTGAAAGTAACGCTACTACTCTCTACAGCTGTCGGCTTTTCGATTAATGTAGCTTCAAAATAGTTAGGACTTGACGTATTATAGCATGCAAAAGTTTGTACGCAAGCGCTAATCCTTGTTTCTGTTGTTTCATAAGCATTCTGATTGATTACCCAAATTCCGGTAGGCATGCCACTTCCAGCTCCGTAAGTAACTCCGAAAGTATAGTCCTCGGAAGTACTGGTTACGAATGTGACAGCACTTGCATTAGAAGACAAACGAATCTGGCTTTCGTAGCATCCGTCTTTTGTCTCTGAAGAGAAACCCAAGAAATCGAGCTTAATAGACCAAATATCGTCATTATCTCCAGTGACATCTAGAATCTTGCAACACTGATTTGGCTGTAATGCGGGAATATCCACACATTTCAAGTCGTATGCCGTAGATGGACTCAAACGTTCGGTTTTAGATACGACGTTGGCGATATCCTTAGTCTTTAGTGTAGATCCGTCTTTCATGATAAAACCGTTTACACCGTAATTTTCGTCGTAAATAATGGCGCACTGCTCAATATTTCCTTCTGAATCAGGATTGATGACGGATTCTTCTTCATCATACAGAGTTAGTCCACTATAACGATCAGACCCTACGCGCTTAACCGCAAAATATCCGCACGGAGTATAATGACCTTTTTTATTCGTAGCACCATCTTCGTATGCGAGTTCCTTAAAAATCAGAGCCCCGCTTCCAGCTTTAATCTGACCGTTGTCTTCAGTGCTGACTGGTGCGTACGTATAAACTGAATTTCCGATCTGAATATCAGTCCCAGCCAAAGACGGATTAGCTTTTACTTTATCGTATGAGGTTGTTCCGTCAAGCCACCGATATACCAGCCATTTTTCTTCAAGGCCGATCAGATTCGTAGTTGTCATTGGCACGAAACCAGAATATCCGTCATGTGCATATCCTTTTAGTGCCGTTACATCTTCCGCAACTCCCTTGTATAGACCCTGAATAGTCGTGTATTCGGTTTTCACATCATCGACGAAACCTTTTGTTCTGGTCAAAGCGTCAGCAATTGCTTCCCGAACGTCTCTACCGAAACGAGCTTCACGAATCAATATAATGTCCTGTTCGAGCGAAATAGGAGTAGATCCAATAGGTTCTGCCATTTTTTAATTACCTCCTTAGGTTACCGGATACGAAAACATCAGTCTGTAAATGGTAGACGGCTTAAAATTGCCTCGTAAATATAACTTACGGTCCGGACCGTAAGATATGATTGCTATAAAGCTTTCAGTTCCGTCAGAGGCGCTTCCCGTCCCGTATACAGCATTAGTCGGAGTAACAGCAACAAACGGATCGATGTTAGTCACGTCACAAATCGTAATGCTGGTCATGGCAACGTTCGGTGTAAAACGGCATTTAACCCATGCAATCTGACCGATTCTTCGGAATTCTGTGCTTATATTATTAAACTTGCTTTTGTCCACAATATAAGTAGTAACACTCGACCACCCAGAATCGGTGAGGGTGGTGGCTTCGGTAGCTTTAGCTACAGTGCTGGTCAGAAACGCCTGGTCATAGTATGCTGTGTCAGCACCTGTGCCTTCTGGTTCATCTGGCTGTGTCAGCCGCTGAGATGTCCAGGATTTGTATTTGCCATAAACGGCATAATCTCCGTTCCAGTAGGCCCAGGGCAGATATGCCCAGACGGTATACGTATTATGGGCCGTCGGTATCACTTTTACCTCAGCATTAGCACAGTTTATACGATACACAGTAACGCCGCACGCTTTTGCTGAGATGGTTTCTGTACTTTGCCAAGCATCTTTTATATGTATCTCAAAAGACGAATTCTGCCGAGCATGTCCATTTGCTCCGTCTCCGGATAAGATACGTATAATCGCCGTATTAAAATTTCCAGACGAAACCAAAGTCCCTAATCTGTACCATTGTGCCGTTCCGCCAGCACCGTATATAACAATAGCACTGTTGTTTAAATTCATAAATCTCGATGCATCTAAATCGTCCAGTTTCTTCTTATCCGCCGCAGTCATAAGCCCATGCACTGACTGTGTGGCATCGTTGTAGGTTGTGTCTGTGAACTTCGCGTTTGCCGGTACATCAGAATTGATAGAATGTGCTATTGGCGTAGCGGCACCGTTTGCAGCAACATAAACAGGCTTTGTGGCAGAACCCACCGCCGTATTTGCACTATGCGTTACTGCTGTGGTCTTGTCTTGTTTGCCGGAAATATCAGGGATTACAGGCTTGTTGGATAGATCGTTGTAGTCACCGGTGAATGCGACGTCGGAGGCGTTTTGAGATGATAACTCGAGTGCGGTATTGATCTCTGTTGTTACAATGTCATACGTGTTAATCTCGATTCTAGGTCGTTCGATATAATCTCCGAGTATTGATGTAGCAAGGTACGTGAAAGTCTTGGATTCGATGTCGGTGACATTACTGCATGTATCACTAGGCAGGCAAATACGGATTGCTGTTACTAAACCTTTCCGAGCGGTATCATCTGTATAGCCTAAAAAGACCTTCCATTTCGTATTTGAATATTCTGTATCAGAATCGAGTTGGCGTACGATTGCCTGTGCCGGAACAATGGTCATATCGCTACGAGCCGAGGTAATTATCTGCACCAGAAAACGTTTGGTGCTAGATTCGCCGAATTGTAACGTGACATAAGAATTGATAATTACTGGATAGTCTCTATATCCAGATATATCCGTTCCCATCCCATAGCCATAACTATTAGGCGCGAAAAAAGCCAAATCCAAAATAACTTTATAACCATCCCCGATATTCGCATATCTGCCAATTTCAAACTGTATATTTGTCTTAATCGACGTGAATGCATTAGGAACTTTTACAATCGAGCGAGAGCGGTTTGGCTCTTCCAAAGCAATCGTAGGGCCATCTGTGAGAATGCGATTATAGTATCCGACTAGCTGATATCTAGTATCCGAATCCAAAACGCTGCTACTAGATCCATCCGAGCCAGTAAGCGTTATAGTATTTCCCGTTTTTGACAACTCGTATTTGGTATCTTCGCTAGGAATCCCCAACGCCGTAATATCTTTTTTATTTACGGTGACTGCTGCATCCACATGGCCAAGACTGTCGTTCGAAAACTTATAAAACCCAATATCGTGTTCTGTATGCTTCGGATGCACATACGACGAACCGATAGATGGCGAAATAGAATTAGAACCATAACTAGGACTAGCATCAGTGATTTCGTTTGCTGTTTTTATCGCGTTGAGAGCGAACACCGTGTTTTCGACATTCTGCAAATCATAGTCGATGGCAGTGACGTTTAGATATGTGTCTATGCCATGCCTCGGCGCTAATACTCGTACTGCGTCGGTCAATTCGATGGATGAATAGTCTACGTTGTAAAGGCTAAGGTCGATTCCATTAACCGTTAATTTTCTTACCCCAGATGTCCAGTTTCCATCTACTGTTCTAGAGACGAGCGGAATCTTATCGATTTCAGACATTCCCATTCCGACTAGTTGTTCGTAATTGTTAGTTGTACCGACGTCTAGATCCCGGATAATCATCCCATACCGTTCCACCAGCTCTGGGCAATACATTACACCATGCCCCGGATCGATTTTCCAATTTCTTTTATTGATATAAGTCGTTCCGCTTTGAAGGCCTCTTTGATCAAGTGTGAAATCTTCACCGCCGTCAACATGTTGTCCGTGAGGATGTACTGCAGTGAAAAACGTTGTACCGTCATCAGTAATGGTTAAATCCGTTAAATTTTCTCCGAGCTGAATTGTCTGTCCCTCTCTTGGGTTAAATGCCGGATAGTATCTACGCATATGCAGTTGCATTACATACACTGCGTCACCAAAATCAGCACCGCCAAAAGTTCGTTTCGGATATTGCGGAGTCTTGGAAACCCAGAACAATCCGCCGGCATTACTCATCATACTTGAGATCAAATCGATAGCGGTCATGTTATTAGGATTCGAAATTCCGCATTGTTTTTGCACTGTAGAATTTAGTTTACCTTCGTCGAAGTAATAATCTTCATCATTTTGATCGCCTGACGGGACTACTGGTTCGTTTACCCAGGCGTATACTGGAACATTGTAATCAGGATCGGTATACTTAGCAATTCTGCCAAGATGCTTGAAAGGGGCGTTTAGATTTTCTTTATAATTTGAGCCTCCAGACATAATATTTGCGATTACTGCTGAAGCTTCCTGCGGAGATACTCCGTATACGTGAACACCGCTTTCATTCAATGTAGGCGATTCGTATCTAGCAAACATAGCTCTGCCAACGGTTTTTTGTGCACTCCATGAGCCCATATCTACGGTTTTATCGTAATATATACAATCATTGAGATACGCCAAGCCACCTTCGCAATGAACGGTTTTTGTTCCGTACAAGTCGGTATCAATGGTTAAGACACGCCCAAACCATATATGCTTATTATGCGTTTTCTGATTGTCTTTGATTACGTGAAATTCTGTAACCACTGGAATGATCTTAGAATATGCCACATTGGTCGGTGGTAATTCAAAGTCCAGAGTCCCGGCGGCGTTCACTTCAATATGCAATTTGGGGTTCCCGAGTTTTAATTCGTCGTCATCGCGAGTATCGTCATACATTAAAACCTGATTTTTTTCGTATGCACCATTTACAAAATAAATTTTAAACAATTACAGATACCCCCTTCTCAATCCCAGCAATGAAAAATGACGACCGGTTAACTCGTAAGTAGCGTCTCCGTCATAATCATGCCAGAATGTAATTATGCACTCCGAAGAAGCATTTACGCTAGACAACATAGCATTCGGGTCAGGTTCCATCGTGATATAGCTATCCGGACTAGCGAAGTACTGTTCAATCGTTTTCATCATTCGTACTCTTGTATGAAAAATATTTTCTGTATTATCAATCTGGCAAAATGCGTTGTATCTAAAACCGGATTGCGAATTGGCTGGAAACCGTATGCTTAAATCGGGTATGTGCAAAGGCTTTGCACCAAGTACAATCCTAGCCATTCTCAATTCAAACGGAATATCAACCGTGTCGTTCAGCTTTTTGGTTATACGATCGTAAACGGCTTTAGTGTCGGCAGTCGTTGCATTCACATCCCATTTTTTATCGTCATCAGTAAGCATCAGCTTCGGCATTTTTGAAAAATTAATCGAATATGCCGTAGACGGAGCCACAGACGATGCTGGGTTCGGTTGCTTTTGTGTCTGATACTGAGGAAGCAATGGAATATCTTTAAGCAAGTCTCCAATAGTGCATCCGTATTCGAAATCGTAGCAATCCCATAATTCGTTTTCATCGCTACGAGTTACTTCCATTTTGAATGGTTTAAAGCTGTAATCAATAGTTATCTGCGAATTGTGTTGATCTGATTTCATCGCATTGAGCGACATCCGCCCCTCGTAATAATAATTTGGTTCATCATATGCAATCATCCGCATAGTGCGTCCTTGCATATATCCCAAAAGCATGTCGTATGTGACAGTCCATGGGCGAATGTCATTCATTACGATAAACTCAAAAGAGCCTGTTCGGTTACCGTATGATGGAAAACCAGTAAGCGATGTTGTTAAATCCAGCTCACCATTTCCTCCAGGAACCGATATGCTGTGCACGTTTACAGGAGGGACTGCGACCACTGGACGGCTAGACGGAGCCATAACCCAATCCTCAGCTGTATTTTGTTTACCATAAAACCGATGGGACATTACTTCGTCTTTGTTGTCGACATCGTATTCCTTAGCTGGATACGCCGTAGCTTTTGGGTCAAAAAACGTAAGTGAATGAGTTTTGGTCATGTCAAAACCTTTGATCCAATACATGTTATCCCTCCTCGTCGTGTTAGTTATACCGTCTTGCGTATGCGTTTAAACGGCTCATTTCTTTGTTCATGGGCTTGGCTAATTCACCAACCATTGTACCTGTATCCATTACGATTTGCATGCTTTCCATGTTTTCGGACAAGGTGTTAATATCATCTCTAAGTCCTCGAACCATTTCCAGCATATTGCTGTCGTCGTAAATTTCTTCGTGGTTTATAGACGCGTTCACAGCAGCGGTAGCCGCCTTTGTCATCATGGAGCTTGTGGAAGCCCAAGCGGTGTATGCTGTATCGTAACCGCCATAAACCCCGCGCATATCCATTGTAGGACGTATAGTCGGGTCGATAGTCAATCGGTTATTAGCGACAGCCGAAATAGTTGATAGCGTATCACTGAGAGCGAGCTTTGCTTTATCCGCAATTGTGTACCCAGCGTTCTCGACACGATCCCCGAGGTTTAGTATACCGATAGCCATTCCTTGACTAAAGTATTCGCCAAGTTTCATGGTTTCTCGGGACGGGGAATGAGAATCCAAGGCCTCTTGAGCTGCGTTCATAGCCTCGATTGCAATGGAACGTGCGGCATCATATACGTAACCCATTCTAGAGGTCAGTCCGTTCTCGAAACCTTCGCTAGCATATCCACCCAGAGAATAGAATTTGTTATAGATTCCATTTTGATTATTATTGACAAAATTGTAAGCGTTTATGAAGAATGAGTTAATCGCTTTATCGACTTTTGCATCAGATTCGTCAAAAGCGTCAGTGAACGCGCTAATCCCCTTCTTGGAGACGTTCTTTAATGCATCACCGAAATTTTTCACTGCTTCATCATCGACGTCTTTCATCTTCTTAAACGTTGAGATTACATGTTCCAAAGACGTGCAGACTGACGACACAATCCCGCTACTCAGATCAGACATATTGTCGTAGAAAGACTTAAAACGATTTCCGTACATTTGTAACTCGTACCCGACTTCGCTCATATGCGTAAGATCAGTGAAACTAGAATTAATTTCATTGAGTTTTTCAATAAGCACTTTCATGGCCGCAGTTTTAGCTTGCACGATGGTGGAGTCTATATCCCTAATGTAATCGTAATACCGGCTAAGTCCATAACCCAAGCCTGCGATTTGGTTACCCAGGCTTGAAATCTTAACACCTCCAGAGAACGTACTTCCAGTAGCGAATTCGCACACTCGTCTAGCCATTCCCAGGGCGTTATTTCCCGCCATAAGGTCGTCTTCAGTCAAATCCTTTACCGTGTTAAAATACGTTTTAATCCCGTTTCCGAAATCTTTGATATTAGACGCAAACATATCCATTTTGATGTTTCCAAAGAACGTCAAATCATTCGAAATATCAGCCAGGACTCCGCACGTTCTAACAAGTGCATTGCTCTTCGAAAACATTGGGTCGTCTTCGCTTTCGACATTCTGGTCTACCCAATTCAAGTATTCCATGAACTGCTCAGCAAAACTCTTAAGACCATTTGCAAAATCCTTCAAATCTGTGGTGAACAAGGATGCAATTCCGCTTGTATTCGGAATTTCAGATGCGATTGTTACAATCGATGCTAACGATTCCATAGTCAAGTTCGATTTGACTAGCGACGATCTTGTAATGTTAGCCACAGTTTCACAGTATTCAGACATTTCTGTCGCTACGTCTGGAAGCTGTTTAACAAAAGCTCCAATCGTATTATCTCCTATCCACTTGGCTAATACTCCACCGCTATTTGGAATCTTACTCGCAGTTTGAATGACAACCGTAAGCATGTCCATAGCGTCTTTTGATTTTTCGATCATGTCTTTTGTAATCGGCAGGCACCCATTAGCGTAAGCACCTAATTGTACAGCGGTTGCTGGGAGCTGAGCTACAAACGCACCAATATCATTGTTTCCTATCCATTCGCCAATCCATCCTCCAGTGTTCGGGATGTTCTTAGCCGCTACACAAATATCGGTTAGCATTTTCATAACATCAGCCGAGATTTTAATCTGTTCGTCTGTAATACCCTCTACTGATTTAGCGTATTTTACTAGCCCAGAACCGACACTCGGCAATTCGGCAATAAACTCACCAATGTCATTCTCGCCCATAATTGCACCGAGCAGACCGCCGCTATTCGGAATATCTTTAGCCGAGTTAGCTATAGCAGTGATTAATTCACCAACTTTAGTAGCTTTTTCTATATCGCCCTCGTCAATCTCTTGGCAATCTTCGATGAATGATTTAAGACCACCTTTTCCGTCTTCACCCTTGATTAAGATAGACATCGATTCTACGAGATCTTCCATAGGATTATGTGAACCTGTTATCAGGCTGAACAAAGGACTGTTGATTATGGAGTTCACAAACTCAGCAGCGAACAGTGATCCAAAAGCTGCAGTTAGAATGCCGATGCCTTCTAAGGCTCCACTGTCTTTAAGCGTAGAAACTCCTTCGAAGAATCCCTTAGCTTCATCCCAGAAAGATGTTAGATTTTCACCCAATGTCGGCAACGCATTGGAGACACCTTCTACGACGCCTCCTACGAGACCGCCAACAACATTTCCGAAAAACTTACCAATAGCCAGCCCAACGGTCTCAAGGATCGGTAAGCCTCTATTGAGCAGTCCTTCCAAATCGTAATCCTCTTGAATAGAACCAAGCAATCCCAAAATCCCAGCGAATTCAGCGATAAAACCGGCAATAGCAACCATTCCAACGAATATCCCTTCGCCAGCTGATAGCTTCAAACCGCTCAGGATCCTTGTTGCTCCGGAAATGGATAACAAAATGGTGCTCATTGATATGGCGATTGCATTTAGTCCTTCTGGATTGGTCAGATTATTCAGAAGCATAAGCGACGCGGTCATTTCGCTGATCATTAGACTAAACAGTGCAATCTGCTTTCCTGCATCTTTAGTGTCCATCAATCTGGTCGCTCCGCTGATCGCCAAGACGACTGCAGACAACGCAGAAGCTGCCGAAATGATTTCATTTTGATCTAATGAAGACAAAATGTATAGAGACGCAGTGACTGCCGCGATTTCGAGCACCATTCCAACCGCTTGCTTTACAGCGCTACGGTTACGACCCGCAATTTTACCGGCTACTGCTAATGCTTCCATAACTGATATAACTATCAATGATCCTTGAATCGCTGTCTCTCTGCCAAGCTTTCCAAGAAGCACAATCGCAGGCACGATCAAATCGATTGCGATGGCCATTCCGACGAAAGATCCTTTGCTCTTTCCTTCTGCCGTCTGAGCGATTCTCGATGCAATTGCCATGGATTCCATGATAGCAATGACAACGGCCATGCCCTGCAGAGCTGTCGACTTGTTCATCTTGCCTAGTGCATAAATCGCAGGGAGCAACAAATTTACAGATACAGCCATAGCCAAGATCGATGCAGCTGTTTTAGAAACCTTTCCAGATAGTCTAGAAGCAATTGCAAAGGATATAAGCACCCCTAGAATACGATGCATGCCAGTCTCTATTGTATCGACATTGAGCAACGTAATAAGCTTGATGGCTCCGATCATAGCAAGCAAACCAACGCCGATTCCAGCGAATGCAACGCCGATCGACGTGATCTTCTTTTCACTAAATATGGGAGTACTAAGAATACTGATCGCAGCAACTAGCTCAGCAAATACAATAGACAGTGTTGCAACGCTTGATTTCAGTCTGTCTTCTGGAATCTGAGCGATTATCCACAATGAAGCGGCTAAAGCTGCAATGCCAAGCGCAATACTCTCAAACATCTTGACTCTAAGAGTATGCTGAGCTGTCTTTGCCACATCAGTCCAGCTAGTGAATAATTTGTTAATATTTGCTCCGATAGCCGAGAATGACGCGAATATCTTAGTCAGTGAGTCTACTGACTTTTTAACAGCCGTAAGTGTACTAATGACGCTAAGGCCTGTTACGATTTGAGTAATGGTTTTTAGTATATTACCCCACGGTATCTTTGTAGCTGCATCTCCCATTTTGTCAAAGAAAGCAGACATGAAATCCGTAGCCTTGACTATGCTATCAGAAGCAAAATTGTCTATGGCGATTGAGAGTTCAGTTACAGCTGTCTTCAGAATACCCTTTTTCATGATTTTCGTGAAGTAAACGTAAACAGACTTCAAGTTAAATAGCTCTTTTAGTTTTCCGCTTTTCATGCCCTCGGTGATCTTCTCGAACGGATTTCCACCAGAAGCAAGTACAGAGATCATGTCGGCTAAACCCTGAGCCATTTTCGACACAAGATTCACAAAGTTTGTAAACGCTGCGGAACCAGACCCAGCTTCTACGAATTTGTTTAAATTGTCGCCGGCTTTAGTAACAGCGTCAGAAGCAATTGGAGCAAGAGCATCCCACAAATTCTGTAACTGGGTTATGAGATTCTGTACTCCTTCAGAATTGGCAATGGCTTTGGCCATGTTAACCACAGAATCTTTAAATTTATCGACCGTTTTCATAACTGTGTCTAGCAATGTTTTAAGAGCGTTAAGAACTATTTTCATTGCCTTATTATGCTGTATGAAGTTAATGATACCTGTCGTAATACTAGCCACTGAAGTTACTAGCTTAGATATCAATCCGATTGAAAAACTTATAGATTTGCAGATGACTTTGATCAGAACATTCAGAACTCCGGATTGGCGAATCCAGTAAATAACGTTCGCTACTGTTTGGCCAATATTTCCGGCTAATTCCAAAACTCCGCTTCCGAGATTCCTGATTGACTCTCCATTAGCGTCAACATTTTCGATTAGACTATCAAAAATATCCACAAGCAAAGCAATCGCTTCGCCAAACGCATTTGTTATCTTTAGAACATTGTACAAATCCCATGCGCTAATTGCCTTATTCATGCTAGTGCTCAACTTGGCAAACTTCTTAGCTAGATTTGTTACCATTTTGATTAAGTTATTCGGAATCAGGTTCTTAAGCTGTTTAGCTACGGACGTAACTACAATATATGCATTGCTAAGCGCTGTCGTAATGGACTTTACAATGAACTCTAATGTCTTCGTTATGATATAACTCTCTTCGATTCTGGCTGTGATGTTTGTTATGGCATAGCCAGCGTCAGAAAGAATTTGCAACAGTTTTGGGCCTTGAGACGAGATGATCGGAATTAAAGCCTTAATGACACTCTTTACGATTGTGAAGCCAAGGTTCAGAACTGAAAATACGCCCATCAGAGAGTGATAGACTTGTATTGTTGTGGTTCTCGACATCTTCAATTTTGAGGTGAAAGATTCCAAACCGTCGGTTATGGCGATCAAACGTTCTGCTGTGTATTTTGGGATGAAATTGCTGAGGGCTCTTTGAACCGGAACAATCGCAGTTTTGATAGCCTCGACAATGTTCCAGAACGACTTGATCAGCTTTTCACGGCCACCAAGGTCTTTCCAGATCTTAATTTGTGCATTTCTTGCGGTATTGTAGTTCTGAATCAAACCGTCAAAGAAATTATTGACATCAGTTAGTGTCCCTTTTGCCTCTTCATAATCACCGACAATCAATTCCCAGGTTTCAGTCCATCCAGATTGTACTGCTTCCTTCATTGTGTCCCATAACTGAGAAAACGTCTTTACTTTAGTCGCTGCGTCGGTTGCAGTCCGACCTAATTGTGTGGTTTCGTCGGTAAATTTTGCCAATGTAGTGGTCAATATATCTGATGTGAGCCAACCTTTCTGCAGAGTCTCTCTAAAAGAACCGGCATCAGCGATCATAGAATCAATGTCCAGTCCGAACTCTCTGGCTGTCTCTTTTAATGCATCCTGAAAGACCTGGCCGCCCATACCAGCGTTGACAACTGAGTTCCAGTCCTGCAGTTTTACGGTTCCAGACGCCAAAGCCTGGGATAACTGATACATAGCGGTCGATGCTTGCTGGGACGTCGATCCGGATACGGCCGCGAGGTTAGCTATACCTTTAATCGCAGTTACTGACGTATCCAGATCAACACCGGCAGCCGTGAATGTACCGATATTTCTTGTCATTTCCGTAAAATTATAGATTGTCTTATCCGCATAATGATTGAGTTCATCTAGGGCATTATTTACATCGTCCAACGTGGTTCCTTTGGACTGTGTATTTGCCAGGATAGTCTGAACTGCGTCAATTTGTGTCGTATACTCTTCGAAACCGGTTTTTATCGGATCGATCGTAAACGTGGTCGCGATCATCTTACCGGTACTCATTAGCTGATCTGTCAATCTACGGATAAACTGGTCGGTCATGGTGCCTAAGACAGAAAACTTATTTGTCATCGCGTCAATGCCTTTTTGCATGGCGCCGAATGAGAAGTTATTTATAGAAGAAGCAAGGCTCTTCAGACTATCAGTTGCGCCCTGAAAATTCAGAGACTGTTTGAGCTTATCCAATGTGCTCAGTGTAGTTTTGCAACCCGACTCAAATTGCTTATTGTCGAATTGCATCTTTACTATCCTGTTATCGACTGAAGTACCCACTACTTCGTAACCTCCTTCCAAGTTTCCTTAGACATTTTATCGAATATCGGTTTCAACGCAGGATTGATGTAGTCTCGTCCTTTCACGTATCCGCCATTTTTTGTTGCATGGCCATATTGTATCAGCATAGCGACTGGAATGTATCCAACTATGTGCGAGTTCGTCCATACGATTTCAACTTTATCTTTTGAATAATGGATCTCATAATCCCACGAACTAGCAGTTTCTCCGGTATCCACTGGCGTAGCAGCGGCTAGAGCTCTCACACCCTCTTCTCCGTATTTACGAAGCTTAGCATACATATTATGCTCTTGAATGCCTTTCAAAAATATGGACGTTTTCTTGAAGTCACCAGTCTGTTTTATTGTAATCACTCTAGCCCACCAACTTTCTTTTAGAGCTTGCTAACTTTATCCTCCGGAAGATAGCCGATAATGCCATCGAAGCTCATTTTATACCATTTTGAATTATTCAGATTAACGTAATGGCCATCGCATGTGACACGCTGAGTACGCATCAACGTAGCTACAACCGGATTATGCTTGTCCTTACCAGGTTCCTTACGCATGTTAATGGCCGGTGCGCTCACTACGTAATAACCCTCGTACTCTTCGTTAAATTTAATAGGGGTTGTGTTTTCAACGATCTTCTTTTCGTCTCCCATTACACTCATCCTTTCGAATTGCGCTCTTTTCTTCTCTGAGCGTTAAGCGCTGCGTTTTGATTCATTGTCTCTCGTCTACTCATTTTTTTCTTTGGCGCATTCTTAATGGCGCAGACTCTAATCTGGGTCATTAATCGATTGAGATTCCATTTCTCGCATTCGAGCGGAATGTTCAAAGAAAACATTTGGTAGTAAATTATCTCGGCAGTTACAATTTCTCGACTAGCTCTTGCATTGTCTTTTGGAAATGTTGTAGCTGTCATGGGATCATTCATATAGCTTACAATCTGATCTAAAATCGATTGTGGTAAGCTTCTGTATACAAAAATGGGAACGTCTTTTGGGGTTATCGTCATGCAACGAAGATAATCGAAGAATTCATCATCAGTTTTTTTATCTGTCGTTAAGTATGGTTTCTTCCACTTACGTTCCCATTTTGATACAGATACCAGACTATACTCCAATCTTAAAGTCATAGCTGGCATATTTATAAACTCCTTTTTAACCGGATCCCAAAATTCTTGTGACAGGAGTTTTATTTCAAGCATCTTACTGAACTACGGAGGCGGTAACGTTAATTGCCGGCTTATCGGATACCGGAGCCTCGACCTTCGGAGCGATTTCTCTCATGAACTCAGAAGCCTTATCTGCGTCAGAGAGCAGTTCCATGAACAAGGCACTATACGCTTCAGAAGCAGCGAATGCATCCTTCATCTGCTGGTTCTTATAAAACCGCTTTCCGTCAGCAGTCTTTTCACCGTATGCCAGCAAGATGACTTTCTTAATAATATTCAGGATTTCTACCTGATCGTCGCTAGAGATAATCCGACGAATATAACCCTCGAGACCTCCTTTTCCGAGTGCCTCGAGTTCAATGCATTCAGCCTGTGTCAAGTTGAAGTAGAACTTCTCAGTTCTCTTTTCTCCGTCAAAATCAGTATATGTAATTTCCTTAGCAAACATGTAAATGACTCCTTTCCGAATATAACGGTTTTCAAACCTTTTTCAGGTACTTCGAATTACAGTATCCAGTGTACTTTCCAGACTGCACCAGATACCATTTTGAATTGTTCGCCGTAGTGTAGTATCCATAGCAATGGACCTTAGTTCCGTTCTTAAATGCTGTGACCACGTTATCGCCTGTGAGCTTACCTGGAATGTAACGGCAGTAAAGCGAAGTTGCAGTAACAGAGTAGGTACCTCTGATCGAATCTGACTTAGACTTAGCCGCGGCTACTTTCGAGTTTGATGCAGGTGCTGCAGGCTTGTGCGCTGAGGTCGCAGTCTTAATGCCGAGCATCTGATTAACTCTAGCCTGCACTGTGTTATAGTCCAAGCCAAGAGCTGCGATCCGCTTCTTGCGATCCTCGCCGTTTCCGTACTTGCCAGCGATGACATTCTTAGCGGCCTGCTCAACGGTAATAGACGGCTTTACAGTAGAAGAGTTCGATGCCGTTGTCTTCTTTCCCATTTTAGCCGCAACATCGTTCTTAAACTTCTTCCAATGCTGTTCATCATTGGTGTCAGTTCCACCAGCGCTCGCCGGTACAAACCACTTCGGACACACTTTTTTAGTAACGTCATAGTGACGAATAAGTCCACCATTCGTCGGGTTCAGACCGTAGATCTTGCACAGTTCGGCGCACAGTTCTACTGCCGCATTGTACGTAGCGGTATTGAATTTACCAGTCCAATCCGGATGACAGCACTCGATACTTACAGTATACGGATTTGCCTGATTGGTGCACCAGCTTTCTTCGCCGTGCGGGATACATCTTACAATTTCGCCAGTGAGCCCAATAATATAATTCGAACTTACCGATCGGTCTGTATTGTTGAAGTAGTTGCGATTTGCCATTGCACTTGTGCCCGGATTAGCGACCCAATGGATTGCGATGGCTGTAGTTCTTCTTCTTTTGTTACCTGGTCTGTTATGAGTCAGGTATGCGTTTACGAAGTTCATTTATAAACCTCACTTTCTGGAGTATTCATCTTGCATGAGCTTTACCTGGGCAGCGCATTCGATATGCTTCTTATGCAGAAGTTCATACATCGCCATCATTGACTCGTTCGGCTCGTTGTTCTTAGCTCTTTCTTCTTCGATCAACCTTGTTACCTGAGAATGCAGAATATCCATGTGACCCATCTCTACCTTAGACAATTCATAGAAAGTTTTAGACAAAGTAGGATCTTTTTCTTTCGTCTTGCATGCCCAGCAAATATACTCTTTAGCACCGCTGACTTCGTCGTCGATCATATCAGCAAGTGTTGCAATAATCTTCATAGAAAACTCCTTTTACTCGGGGGTGGATCTTAGGCGCCAATTACTCTAGTCTGACCGTACACTAGAAACCCCGTAATGGATTCATGCCATTTTGATTTTATTCAGCGAACATAGCGATGACTTCAGCAGGCAGCGGCAGTTGCGGATCTGTACCTGTATTCGCGCCTGAGCCTTCTGTTCCGTACAGCTTTTCTTCCAGCTTAGCAAGTGTCTCTGCTTTGGCCTTGGTGCTGTCAATGGTGATCGTTGCGATGGCCTTATAGCCAGCTACTTCTACCGGATTAGTAGAGCATTCCCAAGAGAATGTGATTGCTTCCGGAGAGTCGTTTACAGTAGCATAACCTCTCTCAGACGGAGAAGCGGTCGCACCGTAAATCAGATGCAGCTTATAACCATGATCGTTACCGTCGACATCGTTACCCAGAACGGTTCTGTAGCAGAAACCGAACATCTTTCTCTTCTGCTGACCGATTACGACACCAGCCGCTACAGATGCAGAGCCATCGCATTCAGCCCATTCGTCCGGATAGGTGTACGCTTCAATGGTAAAGCCGAACTCTTCCGCAGAACGCAGAGACAAATACTTGATGTCATCGGCGTACAGTGCAGTCTCTTCTGCGCCAGACGGAGATTCAGTTACGGCAGTCAAACCATTCCAAGCAACACCGGTTCCGTATTTTGCCGGGGTCTCGCCCTTTGCTGGAGTAAAACCAGGATACAAGACACCCATCTTATCACCGGTTTCGTACAGACGGTCACCAGTCTGATCCCATGTGATCTTAGCCATTAGACTATTTCCTCCTTTTAATAATAAATTCTGAATACATCGTGATTGAGATTATCAACCGTGAAATGATTATCATGCACACACATTGAGAAATGCGACGCTATGTCCTCGATCAGATTGCTATCGGGATCTGCGTCTACGAGGGTTAAGTCGTAGCTCATTTCAAATGTATAAGGTCGATCATCAGCGAATTGCGTGTCTCCATGAGCTCTGTCATAGATGATACATGGATACTTTAGTTTTACTGACTCTGGAGGCTGAAAATAGACGTTTCGGCTCCCAAGGATATCACACAATTCCTCATGCAATTTAAGCCGTCGGTCCATTATACACACCTCCAACTGTCAGTTTTAATCTCGGATAGGAAATATCAATATTGTTGACTTTCCAATATGCTCCGAGAAATTTAATATAACGGATAGCTGAGAAATGCTCATAGGCAAAAGGATCTGCAACGATGGAGATCTGATTCGTAATATTTACGTTATCATTCAGCGTTTCGGTTCCTTCCCATCGGCTGGCGGTTCGTGCAAGGTCTCCTCGATATGTACGCTCCTTAACACTTTCTGTCCACACGCCAGGTCTGGTTTCTTCGCTAACCGCAAATCCTATAATTCCGTAGAATTTTGCCATTTTGATTTCCTTCCGTTAAATTCGTTCTCAGCCTGCAGTAGCTACTCTGTGCTCGAAGCTGATTGCAGAATACGGCTTGGTCAGGGCACCAGAGATACGGGTTTCGATCAGATACTTCTGCTGGTTGTAGTCAATATCGAAGTCGTCAAACATGGTTACCTGACCGCCAGCATCTGTACCGATAGTGTAGTCGATCGGATTTACCAGGATACCATCCAGAAAATAATCTTCTTCCTTGGTATCACCGAGGGTCTCATCCTTAACCTTGTGCTTCATACCTTCCATAACCGGTACAGTAACGATCTTGGAAACACGCATAGCAGTTGCCAAGTCAGAAATAGAGTTGTACAGCTTTCTGCCAGTGGTGTCTTCCAGCAGGAGCATTTCAGTCAGTACATCTTCTGTAGTCCAGAATGTCGGATTGCCGGAACCCTTGTATTCCTTGCGAGCCTTCACAGCTCGCTTGATCAGATCCTTAGCACGATCGGACTCGGTAGTCGCTTCAGCGTACTGAGCACGAGCCTTCACGGTGTATACGTCACTGTCAGTCCAGATCGGGCGGATGTGATCTTCGGAGATCTTGTCTTCGGCCACAGAGCTACGACCATCACCAACGAGAACTGCACGAGCAATTTCCTCATCCAGCATGATACGCATTTCACCCTTCAGCCAAGCGACAACGTTGAAGTCGGTGATGTCCAGAATATCATCACGATCCAGCTTCTGCTTCTTGTAAATGGTCTGCGGATCAGTGGAACGCTTCAGAAGAGCGATAACTTCCTCCAGCTTCTTCTTGCCCTTGATATAACCCCTTGCGCGAGCTTCATCGCCAGTGATGTTTGCATGGATAGACTTGATACGGGAAAACGGAGCATGCTTGGTGGCGCTCATCAGAGTACTCACCCATTCGGTCTCACGCTTGATGAAATCCGGGGAGTCACTGATAGCCTTAGCATCTGGGAACAGCATGTTGATGTCTGTGATACCACACTGGTCTGCATGAGACAAAACAGATTCCTTCAGAGAACCCATTCGCTTTGCGTCTGCGAAGATTTCGTTCATGTCGTCGTGAGACAGTACAAACTCCTCGGAATCGTTTTCTGCGTCAAACATGTTGTGCTTCACGTCTTTATCCTCCTTATTTGCATTGTTCTTGTCAAGGGCCTCGCCGACCATGTAATACAGAACATCTTTCTGTTCTTCGGTCATGGAGTCGACTATATCCTTGACTGTCTTTTTCTTATTTTCAGCCATAGTTTTTTCCTCCTTTGCACTATCAGCGTGCACAATCGGACCATCCGGATTCAGATCGATAGCATAAGGCTCGCTGTAGATGAAAGCTTCGTTTGTTTCGTTATCAACATCGTCGTGTGCTACGACTTCGTCAATATATGCTCCGGGATTTGCACTAGCATAGACCAGACTGACTTCACGAATCGCGCCATGAACTACATCAGAACCAACTTTCTTGATATGATTAGCCCAAATGGACAGTCCGTTGATATCTCCGTGCTTTACCAGCTGCTTGGCGTATTCGCCGTTTTCTGTGTCGTTGAATAGGCCGTAAGCATAGACACCGTCAGCTCTATTTTCAAGCAGACACTTACCCAGTACATTCGTAGGCTCTTTATGCTGGTGAGCCCAAACCATAGGTACTACCATCCCGTCACAGTCTTTAAAAGCGCCATGACGAATAGTTACGCCATCGGAGCATCTACGATCGTTTCGAGTCGCATAGCCGCCGAAGTCGTATTTAGCAAAATCTTCTGCCATTTTGAATCACCTACTTTTATTTCTGTCATACTCTTCTTTAACTTTGTTTATGAGTTTTTTTATCTCGTCACCGACTCGTTTCTTATCTTCGTCGCTAAGGCGTTTTATACGTTTAGAAATAGATTCAGCTATTTCTTTTCGCAATTCCTCGGACCGGGCTTTCATCTCATCGCGCTGCGTCTCAGTCACGGTGCGCTTATTCCCAGATAACGGATTCTGCAAACTGCTGGATGATAGAGTGGAGTTTTTAACTCCGGATGCTCGTCCTTTAAGCACACGTCTCTGCATGTAATATTCATGCGCTTTAATCGGATCGTAATATTTCGAAGCGTAATGATAAATCTCATCGTCGTTCGGCATCGTTATCACCCGTTTCCTTACCGCTCAGAATTCCATCGATGTCATTTTGAAGTTGTTCAAGCACACTGTTAACTTCGTCAGCTCCGCCAACCGTCGTTCCAGCCTCTCCATTATTTGCGATGTTCTTATTGACCAGTTCGTCAGCTCTAGGCTCTGAACTAGGCTTGTAGCCGATGATAGCTCTGAACTCGTTCGAAGACAGGATTTCGTTTCGAGTAAATCTGTCTGCCAGATCAGCAAGCTGCGTAGTAGGTACGAGCTTAAACGGATCTCTGAAGAACTCGATAGAATGTCCCTGAGTCCTAGCTGTCTTGGTCAGCCACTTGCGTTTCATCTCAATCGTGATGACTGAGAGGAAAGGTTCAATAACACGGTTATAGTAATTAAGCATTGTCTGCTCGTTTGCCGTTCCATCAAAAATCGTCTTGTCCATTCCAAGCTGTCCGAATAGCATATTAGTCAGGTATTCGATCTGAGACATGAGGTTATTCTCGAGAGAACGATTAAGCTGGATCACTCGTTCAGTACCGTCAGTGTATGCGATGCCATACTTGGAGTTAGCGAGCTGTTCCTCGATCATTTGCTTACGCCGATTAGCCTGCTGCTCCTGAGCTTTAGTCTTGATCGTGTACGGAAGCTGAATGATCAAATCCAACTTGCTCGATCCAGATTGCTCATCGATGGCATCCAACAAATTCAGTTTTCGAATCAGCCGTTTAAGGATACCATTCGGCTCGTTCATAACCGAGTAAAATGGATTCTCAAGAAGAACACAACATTTCTTTGCAACACGCAAATTTTTATGCTGGCAACTTCTGTCATCATAAGTATCCACCGTCACGTAATCTGCAGACCACTTAACAACTCTGCCAACGCGCATACTGTAAATATTATACGAATCGTTGGTATTTGGATCGACGTCACTTTCATATGGAACTACAGCGACGCATCCTTCGTCGCACATGGACATTACCATATCCTGAACGAAAGCACGATACGTCTGGTCCTTATTGGGGGAGAGGGTTAGACATTCGTTTAAGCTGTCAGTTATGGTTTCAACGAAATTTCCATTTACGTCCACCTTGACATGTTCCATTTTGATTGATGCGACGTCAAGTGCAATTCGGTTGTAAATTGACATGATGATTGAACGTTCGTTACTGATGAAACGACGTGTTCTATCTGGTTTTGACGAAGACACGATAGAACCCGTGCTAGCGTCAAGTTTTTTGTATTCATCTGTGGGATCTCTGCTAAAGAAAGCATTCCACAGTCTCTTTCCTAAGCCCATAGAGACCCTCCTTTTTATTCGTAACTATCTTTATGGATCTTAAAGGCGACAAACGCATCTATCAATGCTGACACGTTATCGATCTTTTGCTCGTAGCGTTTCTTTAGAAGCTTACGATTTCCGTTGGTATCTTCCAAGGTAATGCAATTTCCCATGCAGTAGGTCATAAGACTCTCGTCGTGAAGTAAGCACTGATCTTCGGCCATCTTTTTAATCTCGCCAAGAGGAACACTTTCTGTTTTAGCGCCCTGGATTACTTTCTCAACGCCATATGGACTGTTTTCTTTGCACCAACGCTCTACAAAATACTGTGCGTTATATGGGTCGTAACCAAAACTACGAATCTCATAACAGCACGAACGTATGTGTCGATCAAGATCATCGAAGACATTGTCGATGTCCAACACGGATCCGTTCATAACTACCAGAGTTCCTTCTTTCATGAATTCCTCGTACTTTGCTCTCATCGCCAGGGGAAGTTTGAACAATGTGCGCTCTGTTATGTAGCTTCGCACCTTGCATGCAAACGTACCATCTGGTAACGGAAATAAAAACGTGAATGCACAAAAGTCATCGCCCTGGGATAGATCGGCTCCGAGAGAACAAGGCATGCCCCAGTAAGATCTTTTTCGTGTTGGCAAGGTTTCCTCATAGGTGAAGAAATATGTGTAACCCTCCATGGGTAATCCAAATCGCTTTGCCAAAATATCGTTTCTGGCAGATGGATTCTGCTCGGCTTTTTCAACTGCTTGCTGATAGACCTCATACGTTACAGTCTTGCCTAGATTTGGGTTGGCTTTTACCCACATGGCAGGATCGGCTACTTCTTTCACGTCGTCCAGCTTATACCACCAGATAGACACATGCGGATTGACGTATTCGCCTTTAAGAATCTTCATCAATTCCATTTTGATTGAATCGCCAGGTCCATTTCGAACCGTACCTTCCGAGGACGATGCTATGATCAGATAGTCCTCGTTCTTAGAGGCACCCTGTTCAATTGCTTCGACAACATCTTCTCGAATGTCGCCAGAGAGCCATTCGTCAACTGTCGCAAGTACACAACGCATACCCTGAAGCTTGTCAATTGACATTGGCTTGACTTCAAGAAGGCTATTGGTAAACAGATTTTCAATACCTTTCTTTGTTGCCGCAAGTTTCACGCCCTCCGGAGAACGAGTATTGTGCACTGATCCCTGAGTATAGAATTTAAACAGAGGTCCTGGTGCTCTTGTAATAGCAGTCCTGAATGGCGCCATTACTTCATCCGCCTGTCTCATTGTCGGGGCTGTTGTGATCTGTGACGTAGTTTGAGTGTTGACTGTAAGCTGATAGGCATGATGTGTTTCGTCATAAACAGACTTAGCTGCTCCGCGAGCAATGATCAGATACTGCTTGTTGATGAGGCGTTTCTTGATACGCTTGGTAACGTAATGACCACCTTGATGATCTTCGCTCGGCTCATAGACACTTCTCTCGACAAAATAATACCACCCGTAAACATCTTCAGCCCAAAGCTTAAACGTATCGAGTAGCCTCATCGGGGAACCATCGGTTAGAGTCAATTCGTTTTCACAAAACTTAATGTAGCCCTCAACTGCTTGGTCGTCGTAGTATAAATTCGGATTGGCGATGTTGTCATCTATGCGATTCATTTGCATAGAGATTTCTCGATTAACAGGGATTTCACCGCGCAACACGGCTTTACGGAATTCCCCATAATAACGAGGCGTTGCTGTGTTACTTAGTGACATTTGTTACTCCTTACCGATAGATGAAGAAAGAATTGTACCGTTCAACAAAGGAAGCTCCATTATTGTCAGTCATCTCCTTAATATTCTTTGTTCCGTATCGTTTCTCCATCTTTTTATAATACTTAGCCGCTTTATATTGACGACTTTTAGCAGTCCTAGTCAAAGTATCTGCTTTTTCTTTACGTACTTGATACCTTTCTTCGTTTCTTGTGCGCGACGCTTTTTCTACTGCCTTGTGAGCTTTCATGGATGCTTTTTGTGCTTTAGCGTCTTTCGAAGCGAGGCGTTTATGCTGCGTTCTCAGTTTCTTTTTACCACGCTCAGTCAGTGTGCCATCAGGATTCTGATACCGACGTACACCCCACTTTTGGCCTTTAATACCATGGTGTTCGATTACTGAGTCGTAGTGGATTCCGTAGTATTCTGCCATTTTGAATCACCGTTTCTTTTTTTCTTGTTCATGTTTTGCTTCTTCAGCAAGCTTCTCGGCTATCTCGTCTTCCTCTTGTTTTTGTTCTTTAGCGTAGCCTTTTATAGCTTTTTCGGCTTTGAGACGCTCTACCGCCTGTTTCTTCTGATCCGGAGTCAATTTGCTTCGCATCTTCCAGAGTTCTGAAGCTGATGCTGTGTTTATGAACTTCGACACTCCATCATCTTTCTTTTGACCCAGCTTGATGTCAGTCAGGCCGATAGCGTTTGTAACTTTGGTAATTTTCTGAACAGAGTCGTACACTGAAGTTAATGTATTCGCGGTAGAGGCTAGTTTGTCTACGAATTTAGCTCCTTTAGACTTTGTGTTAGAATCAAGTCTTTCAATCTGAGCTTTAGTATTCAATCTAGTGAAAGCCTCCTGTAACTGTTGTGTCGTTAATTCTCCGCTTCGGCCTAGGATTTCTTCTTTAGTTCCGCTTTTTACTAACTCTTCAGTGGTTTTGACTTTTTGCTTTCTGGCGTCGAACTTAGCTGAGGCTTTTTTAAACTTAGAAGATGTTTTTCTTAAAGAAGAGGATAACGCCGCATACTCTCTAAGCTCTTTGCTCGTCGCAGTTCCGTTTTTCTTTTTCTTAGCGAGAGTCATATAACGACTTCTGGACTGCTTGACCGTATCTCCCAGTTTAGTTACTTTTCGCTCAAGTCTGCCAAGCTTTTTACGTCCGAGTGGAGTCAGTGTGCCATCAGGATTCTGATACCGACGTACACCCCACTTTTGGCCTTTAATACCATGGTGTTCGATTACTGAGTCGTAGTGGATTCCGTAGTATTCTGCCATTTTGAATCACCTACCTTCTTCACATACTTGACCGAAGATACGCCAAGAATTGCTCCGAGGGCAGTATCAATTGCAATGATTGTGCTGGTGATCTGCTCGCCATACGGAATTCCCCAGATCATAGAAACAGCGGAGAACAGAGTGGCGATTGCTGGGAATACTACGAGAGCAATCCATTTGAGAATGTCATATACTTTGTTAGACATGGTTTCACCCTCTTTCGCTATTCTTCTCATCCATCTCTGCAGCTTCTTCTGGGCTGATGATTCGCAATTGTGCACAGGCATTATATCCTATTTCGCAATCACCGTTTCCTCCCATCTCTCGATAAGGACGATACAGATACTCTAAAGTTTGTTTTTCCCTTAGAGTAATTGCTCCTCTGCGAATACATTTGTCTGTCAAAACCATAATCTGATAATGACCAAGTCCAAGAAGCATTTTAGATGAGACGAGTTCGTTATTTTTCTTTTTGTCTTTTCTGTTAATCAAAAATTGAACGAACGACAATACTCCCGAAGAGGTTAACGCCGTAATCACAGCGACAATTATAGATCTCATTTCAGGGCTCATCTACTTCCTCCAATCTAGGATCAACTTCGACATTCATTCTCCACTCCAGCTCTTTAATTTCGTCTTTCATAGACTGCTGTGTAAATGAATTGGATGGTGGATCGAAAACGAGTTTGACTTTCAAGTAAATATACGTCTTAACTTCGCTAAGGATAGCCTCGTCTTTGCCAAGAAAATCATTCCAGGTTTCGTCCAATCCTGTAATAGTGAACCCAATAGCACCTACACCGAGCTGATTTAGGATTCGTAATGCCGAATTTATATGGACGATCAAATCTGTGTCGAAACCAGTGAAATCGTCGTCCTCGACTCCACCTATCATTTTCTTAATTGTTCTTAGAATGCTGTCCACGACTGTTACCTCCGTTAAACTGGAGACAGTCGGAATTAGCATAACCTTTCAAACCGTGCTCTGAAACTACTTTGAAGAAGTGTCTATCGTCCCAGCTCCAAGCTTCGTCATCAGTGTTGACTTCTACGGTTTCATTCATTTTGATTTCGCCGCACGTTACATCAGACAGCTCGGTATCGGACGGATCAGCACGGAGTGACATGGCTTTGCATCCGACGATCTTAGCTTTCTTCATCTTATCACTTCCAGAGACATGTATCTCCAGGTTTTCTTTCACCATTGGGGATACTAAGTTTATTGTCTGTTCCGTAATGTATTATGTTGTGTGTATGAAAACAAGTCAATATTAAATTGTCCAAATCGAATAGCTTGTCAGAGCCCTCTTCGATATCGTCTATGGTAATTGGAACGATGTGGTGAATAATCGGCCTCTCGTAAATTATATAGCCGTCCACACCCAAATCACAACCCATATCCCGAACAATTACTTTCTTTCTTGTAAGTTTCCATTGACGGGAACGATAGAGTTCTTGATTAACATACCGCTCTACGCCAAACGTCTCGTAAGACACTTTACTATTGGTTCTCAGATACTCTAGTCGTTCTTCAAAAGACGGAAGAGTTATGAGCTCGCGATATGTTTTCACTGCTCGTCTCCTCCGTGACCTGAGTATTCTCTCATAGCGTTCAACGCGTTTTCATACAATTCCTTAATTTCGGCAGCTGACTCGAGCGCCTCCGTCTTAGCCTTAAGCAATTTCTTTTGCTCTTCCATCATTTCTTTTTCAAGACGTTCTTTGGTCGAGCCAAGTTTAAGATAATGCGTGATAACTTGAGACGAAGCCGTTCCTTCCATGAGCTGTTTTTCAGCTAGATCAACCGCGAGTGCAATCATCTGATTCTCTCTTGCTTCTACGGACATTGCGGTTCTTCGTTTTCTAGTTTCACTCATATGATCTCACAACTTTCTCTCGCTATCGCGTGTACTTTATTCAGTGTGCAAATATCCTTACGCTTGGTTAAATGTAATTTTTGGAGGTATACATTTTACGCAATGGAAAGGAGTACCGAAGAATCGGTTTTGGAGGCAACCAAATGGCAAAGGAGATCGTAAATGCCTATAGGATACTTGCACACTCGATAAAGTACACGCGGTTAACGTGTACTTAGACAGATTAAAGCTCTGCCTTGCTTTTCATTTTGATTTAGTCAAGTTTAACAGCATAGCCGGTTACGTGTGTTACAGTTCCAGCAACGCCGGAAGAAGTTACGCCATAAGCCGGGCTGTTAACATGACACGGAACAGCAATATACCTTGTAGTCTCAACATGTACAGTGATAAGAGCATTAGCTACGGTCGTAACTGTTGCTACGGCCTCAGGCATTGCAACTCCATCTTTTGTCATCTGGATGATCGCAGTGCCAGCAGCTGTGGGATTCAGTGTAACGTCAAAACCAATCCGGTACAAACCGGAAGCCTTAACATTGAACCCACTGGACTGTGCGTTGATACACTTGCCTGTCGAAGTTACCTCTCCGCCAAGGATTGACAAAGTTGTAACCGCTTCAGTTACGGTCTGATTGCTGTTGGTGTAGGTTGTAGAACAGGATCTTACGTTGCAACCGCAATTGTTACACATTCATATCCCCTCCTTAACAACCAGAGCAGCAACCTCCGCAGAACGGAGACATGCCAGCGTTGTAGGTAAAGCCATTCGGATACCGTACGACGTTGTTCATCTGCTGAGCCAGCTGCAGCTGAGAAATCTGAGCCTGCTGTGCCGCAATTGTCTGCTCCAGCTGGTTCTTCTCCATTGCAGCGAACTTAGCATCGATATTAGCGTTGATCGAGGCTGTATTGATAGCCTGATTATAGTTTACACCGTCGATAGCTCGCTGTGTTGTACAGCAACACTGAGCCAGCTGAGAAGACAGATCAGACTGAGCTGAGGATACCTGCTGAGCAAGATTTGCCTGACTCAGAGCCACTTCCTTGCCAAGCTGACCTACGTTTCTCTGCATCTCATAGCCAAGGTTGCAAATGCCGTTTCCCAGGATCTGAGTCTGCTGCTGGTTCTGATCGCTCAGTCGACCAACCTGATTCTGAAGATCATTGAAATTCATAGCATTACACAGTCCGGCTTCAGTTACCGGCTCACCATTACCGTTGGTATTTCGATTATTCCAACCGCCCATTCCGAACATGAACAGAAACAGAATAATGATCCACCATGCACCGCCGCCAAAACCGTCGTAATCGTTGTTCTTGGACGCAGCCGCAATATCGGACAGAGAGTACGTGTTTTCCATAAATGTACCTTCTTTCATAGAATATATGTCATAGAGGTCTGCGCACTGCCTCACTAACACCTACTTAAAAAATGCCTGCATTAACGAAGCCTGTTGTTTCAATTGCTCAAACTGAGCCTGAGACATTTGGCCATTTGCAAGCATTTGCTTTACAATAGCTTCTGGGTTCTTGCCCTGCATCGTTTTCTTGAATTCAGCGAACTGAGCCATCATTTGCATTGGGTTGCTGCTGGCCATTGTTCCGCTGTTTTGGGTTGCGTTGCTTAGCATCGCGAGAACCGGATTCACTTGGTTCATAAATATACTCCTCCAATCTAGCTAATCTCTGTTCAATTGACGAGAGCATCGTCTGCTGCTGATCTTGATGCGGAGAAATATCGAATGCGCTTACTGTTTTGTACCCAGCACCATCCGTTGAAGCCAGCCAAAGCACTGGAGCCGTTTCGTCAAGCAGTAAAACCTGACTGTTTGGACCCATTTGAAAGGCTTCGGCTCCGTTTCTACCGTTCACTTTCACAATATCGTAGTGCGGCAGTTGCTGGTTCTGGTAACTTGTGTTCATTCCGTTGCCAAAAGGCGACTGAAAAGAGTAATTTGGCATTCCGTACATGGGGTTTTGCATAATATCCAGATCCTTTCCATGGTTTGTTGCCTACTTCTGGAGACTTTTGCCTAAGAATGTTTTTCAGAAATATCACTTCGGGGAATTTTTAAGGAGGCCGGCGATATGGGAGGG